TCTGCCCATACAGTTAATATTCTTACCTTTTTTCCTCTTAGATCGTAGGTTTCTAAATAGGCCTGGATAAGACGCGATACATTCGCAAGCATAATTTTTACCGCGTCTATTTCGCCCTTCGTGTTCTCTCCTATCCTTTCAAATGTTATAGGAAATTTTACATATTCATGGCTATCAAAAGTCACGTTCATGTCATATCCTGCGTAGTATAAATTGGTGTCGCTGCCATTATAATCATAGAGAGTAAACAAAAAAATAGGCTTATTTTCTTGCTTATTTTTCTCCGTTATAAAAGTAGCGTTTAGATCTCTCATCTGTCTTCCACCAATCGTATCTCTTTAAGGTCAAAAAGTTGATAAGCAATCCTGGATAAATTTAATATATCTTCTGCAAAAGTTACTTGATAAGTTACGTCGTCATTAGGATTAACCCAATAAAAAGCTTCATATCCCCCCATGCGTGCGAGAAAAAAATCAAGTATCTCTTGGGCTTCTGTAGCCCAATCTGCCGCCTCAAAATGTAGAACAAACACTCTTTCAGGATATGCGCGTTTTGCCCTACGTTGAGGAACCCCATTTTCAAATTTAGATGAAAGTGTATTAAAATTAACTTGTTCCGTATATACATTATAAGCTATCCACGTAAAAGTTGTCATGCTACCTTCCTTTGGTTAAAAACCAATAATTTACCTTTAACCGCAGCAAAATTATTTTTGTACTCTTTTTCCCAAATAATTAGAGTCTTAAAACCGTACTTCTTGAAATAATTTATCCTTTTCTGCGGATTCTGTCCCTTATGCCAATAATCACCATATAGTTCAATAAGTTTCTTCTGGCCATTAATATTCATAAAATCAGGACATTTGCCACCTAAGATAAACTGACCATCACCAACGAATTTGTATTCTTTGGGAAGCAGGATATTAAGTAGGTTTTTGAATTTAATCTCTAATTTATTAGGTTTTACATTATTAGCCATCATCTGTTTTTTAACATAGTTTGAATCTTTCCAGCGTGCCTTAGCCATCTTTGATAATTTTTGTATCATTTTCTTAGGATGATGCCATCCTTTTGTTGTATTCCAATTCTTATGTCCTTTTAATTTTTGACTTATTACAAGGTTTCTTTCTTTAGAATATGTTATAACCCCTTTTAACCCCTTGTTCCAAGGTTTTTTGCCCTTTAATCCAAAACTAATTTTCCTTCTAGTTTCATCAGTAGGTTTCATGCCCTTATGAGACTCGCTTAATTTTTTCTTCGTTCCCTCAGAAAGTTTTTTACCCTTGTGAGCCTTACTTAATTTTTGTTTAGCTTCTTCGGTATGCTTATAGCCTTTATTGGCAAGACTAATTTTTCTTCTAGTCTTTTCGGATATTTTTCTACCCAAACAATATTTATTCCCTATTTTAGCAAGACTCATTTTCTGTCGAGATTCTTTAGATACTTTACGTCCTTTTTCCATCAATCGCTCCTATTCCTAAAACCTGGCATCGAATATCTTTGAGCTTCTCTAACGATCCCATGCACTGCTCCTTTATTCTGATAAAGAAGTTGTGTAAAGCTACGTGCATCAGCTGCATAAATCTGATAAGTTATGTTTTCCGTTTTACCGCCTAGTTCTGCTCCCGCGTTTATTGCTTCTAGAATACCTCTATGTGTTTGAGAGGGGCCATTCTGAACAACAAATTCACCTGGTTTAGCCATAATAGGCACTTCGCCACCTACCGCAAATTTAGGCAACCCACCAATCAAGTCTTTAATCACTCCACCTTTATGATAAAGACCCACTCCGGCTTTCGCTATGCTGCCCATGCCTGTTGTTGTATATGATGTTATTGCCCCAGCCCCCCCACTAACGCCACCAATAGCACCAAATATATTACCAAAAACACTTCCTAAATCCTGCCCTGTGAATAAAGCATGGACAAGTTTCTCAATTATAATATCAAGTATAGTTCCACCTATATCTGCAAGGACATCTTTCCATTCCTTAGTACCACGAATAAGACCTTTAATGCCAGATGAGACTACGCCCTCTATTCTACCGCTTATTGATGCCCATTCCCTATTCGTTTCCTCCTGTTGTTGTAGATGTAACTGATCAATCTCAAGTTGTTTTCCACTAACATTTAATCCTTTTTCACGAAGCGCAATTTTCTCTCTTTCTAAATCTCTAAGTTTTTCCTGTATAATAGTAGTTTCGTTTAATCCTGCTATCTCCATCATTCGATATTTATGACCGATGGTAAGTTCATTATTGACGTCGCGGATAATTTTTCCCTGTTGTTCCATTTGAAATGTTGTTTTAGCTATCGCTTCATTCTGCTCTAAAAGTTGAGATGTCCCTGCTTTTTGCTCTATCATCTTTAATCTTACATCTTCTAAAGCTTGTAACTGTTCTTTAAGCTGTGCAAGTTTTGCGTATGCTACTGATACTTTGCTTGCATATGGGCCAAGGGCGTATGTTGCAATTTTTACTTCCCTAGTCCATTCCTTCATAATGTCTTTCGTTCTCTCTAAAAGTAGTTCGCCACCTGCTGTTGCCCCTTCCCCTCTTTGTGCTGCCTTGAATATGGCTTTTAATTTAAGTTGCGTCTGTGCGTAGTTCCTTACAAGTTCTTCATTTATGCCATAGATACTTTCAGCGCCCTCGTTTAAACTCTTATCAGTTGCTTCTCGCAGAGCGTCCATTTGAGCTGCTGCTTGTTCCGCAAGCCTTGTCTGTCCTGAATAAAGATATCTTATATATTGTAAAATAAGGGGAGCGCTGCGCATTGTTTCTTCAACCTGTGTGCCTAATGCCACGCCAAACATTGAAATCCCCTGTACCATTTTGTTTAAAAAACTGACAGTTGCAGACATGGCAGGCATAAATGTTCCTGATACTGAGAGGCTTAGTGCCTGCATACTTGTTTTTAGTTTATCCTGTCTTTTTTGTAGAGTACCCATTATTGATATAGCTTTAACATTTAAAAGATTAGTGTTTTCTTGTACCCAATTAGATCTTTCTTGGATTTGAAGAAGACCCTCTAGGAAAGTCGCTGTTATATGTACGCCTATGCCTATGCTTAATGCCGAAGACACAGCATCTTTTTGCACATCGTTCATCTTTTGCCAACCTGATACCATTTTTGCTATAAGTAATGGTCCTCTTTCTAATTCTACCCCTACATCTCTATAGGTTTCAACTAGATCCTTATTATTTTTTACTGCTTCAAACAACTTTGCTGAATAAGCGCCTATGCCCTGGCCAGCCTCATCTAAGTTAGTTATAAAAACAGAGGCAATCGCGGCAATGTCAGCTTGCGTCAATCCGAATCTTACCATACTAGGTAACATTCTTTGAACAGCATCAGTTAGGGTATCCATTGCTAATGAAGCCTTAGATACTGATTTTCCAGCATCCGTGAGAGCTTCATTAGTTAAATATGCGGCCGCATAGAGCGTAGACATAAATTTATCAATATCCCCCACGCTCTCAATTTTTAGCAATCTTACATACCCCACCATGTTAGAAATTGTTTCATTGAGATTCTGGCCTGTAGCTACTGTAACTTTCATAGCCACATCTGTAAGAGCAAGTGCAGTAGGTAAATCCATTTCGTACATATCGCTTAAGGCGCGAGAAATTTGTTGTACTCCGCGAAGGCCTGTTATAACATCTAATCCCCATTTGCGCACTAATGGCGAAACCGTTTGCAATATGTTTGTTAAATCTTCTGCTGCTATGGCTGGCTCCATAAATATGGATTCCATCTGTAAATCTTTTAAATCTTTGATGGTATCCCCAATCCCCCTTATGGTGCCCATTATTAACTTAAACGCGGCAAACCAAATTGCAGCTCTACCTAATATCCTACCAAAAGTGGTGCCAAAGGCTGCCAAACCTGCCCCTGCACTTTTTAATCTAGTTCCAAGCATGCCTAACCTTGAACCAAGGCCCGTAACAGCAGTTGAGGTTGCTTGAATTTTTGAAACTATAGGTTGGCCAAACTGATCAAGGACAGTTCCTCTGGGATATCTCATCTTTCCGATATCTTGAAGTTTTGTTCCTACAGTAGATAGCTCTTTGCCTAGACCACCAAGTTGCCCTTTAAGTTGCTTACCAACTTGGCCTAGTTCTCTCAGCCTGTCTATACTCACTCCGACAGTGGTAAATATCCCGCCCGTATTTTCAGCCATAACAAACCTCTATTTTTTTCTTTTCTTAGCGCCGTTCATCCAACCAAATAAACTCTTTATGTCACCGACTGTAGCCTCTTTTTGTTCAGCTACTTCGCCACCGTGTAATTTAATCTCATAATCAATTTGAGCTTTTACCTCATCTAAATACGCGGTTAATTTCGGTAAACTTAAACCTTTTATTTCATCTTCTGTCAAATGGCAATAATGGTGCAGTGCAAAAAATATCCTGCCCCAATTTACCTCTACAGGCTGGGCATCTCCGGCAGAGGCGACAACTTTTTTAAGCCACTTATATCCAGGGCAATAGCAATAATCTCTCTTATATGGGAGAGGTCAAGTAACGCTGGCTTTCCTGATAGTCTTTTCCTTGTAATTTCAGGATTATTATAACTAAAAATTGTCTCAAGAATATCAAGTAAATTTTCCCTCTGCTCTTTGTCAGTAATAGCTACAGCCGGTATAGTGTTTACCATGCTTATCTTATCACTCATTTCAAGTGCGTCAGGGAAGGATAGGACTGGTATTTTGTATATTTTTCCGTCTAGAAGCTTTATTTCGTTGGGTTGCTGCAACATCATTTTTAATTTTTTTTCATCCGCCATTTTCATATTCTCCTTTTTTTGTAGCGGGGGATTTTTTAGGTCCCCCGCTTTCATATCATTTAATGTTTTTATCTAATTACGTAATAACCTATTCTTTCATCACCTCTCTTAGGATCTGTAACTTTAAACGTGAAGTTTGGAATTACAAAATCCCTTGCGAAGTTTAATTTCAT